CCTAACAAACCTATTTTTAGAAAACAAGGTGAAGAAATGTTTTATGTTTATTTTTCAAAAGAAACTGTAAGAAGAGCATCTGAACTATTTTTTATGAATGGCAATCAAAACAATGCAACGTTAGAACACCAAATGAGCATTAATGATTTAACAGTTGTAGAATCTTGGATTGTAGAAGGCGAGCAAGATAAAAGTAGATTATATGGTTTAGATGTTCCTGTTGGCACTTGGATGATTTCAATGAAAGTAGAAAATGATGAGGTTTGGAATGATTATGTCAAGAGTGGAAAAGTAAAAGGTTTTAGTATTGAAGGTTATTTTGCTGACAAGGCCAAGATAAAAAAAGATGACTTAAAAGCAGAGATGGAAGCTATTGAAGAACAAGAAGCAGAATATATGTTGAGTAATATTAAAGCATTAATTAAAAAAGATAATAGAACTAAAACAGGTAAAAAAATTGTATTAGAAACTTTTAAAGATTATCCAGATGCAGTTAGCAACAATGCAAAGAGAGGTATTGAACTAAACGAAAAAGTAAATAATAAATGCGCAACACAAGTAGGTAAAATTAGAGCGCAGCAATTGGCTAATAAAGAAAACATCAGCGTACAAACTTTAAAAAGAATGTATAGTTATTTAAGTAGAGCTGCTGAATATTACGATGAGAATGACAAAGAAGCTTGTGGAACTATTTCTTATTTATTATGGGGTGGCAAAGCTGGTTTACGTTGGAGTGAAAGCAAATTAAAAGAACTTGGTGAAATTAATTTATCTTCAATGATGGTTAATGATGACTTTGCTATTATTGATGATAGGCTTGCATATAGCACACAAGAAAAAGCAGAAGAGATGGCTGCAAATATAGGATGTGAAGGATTTCATATTCACGAGTTTGAAAACAAAGAATGGTATATGCCTTGTAAAAAGCACGTGCTAAAAAATAAATAAAATGAAAAGAAGAAGAAGAAGATTTAAAACACCAAGTAGAACTTCACCAACAGGCGGCAATAGAGCTTGTTTATGTTCTGATGGTACATATAGTATAAAATGTTGCGATGGTTCATTACAAGCGCAAGGAATAGGCTCAACAAGAGGTTTAGGCGTTTTACTATTAGAATCAGGAGGAAACTTAAAACAAGAAAATGAACAAAATATAAATTTATAAAAATGGGAAAAAAAATAAGTCAATTAACAGCAGTAACAGCATCAAGTTTAGATGGTAGTGAACCTTTAGCAATAGTACATTCATCAGAAACTAAAAAAGTTAGTACAAATGAATTACAGCATTATATAGTAAATCATATAGACCCAACTGCAATAACAGTAAGTGTTGCAGGTGGAACAATAGATTTAAATGATTCAACATATGATGAAGCTGAAGTAATAGTATTAAGTTGGAGTGGAGCAACAGGCACAGTAGAATTAACTTTACCTGATGCAACTGATAGTAAAAATTTAAACAGAGCTAAAAGAATTATATCTGATTCAACTTTTTCAAGTTCTACTCACGCTGATATTACACCTAGAGCTGGACAAACACTAGACGGTAGTTCAGGTGCTTATAGAATAAATAGAGCTTATGAAGGCATAAAAATATGGTGTAATGGTACAGAGTGGTTTATTATACAATCAAAAGCATAATAAAAAAATATTTTAAAAACACATAACACTTGACGTTTTTTTTTACATTAAGTGTATAATATAATAATTATGAAAGCAAACGATATATTAAACAAAATAAAAAATATTGTTGGTGTGGAACTTTCAGAAGAAAAAATAGAATTAGCCGAAATGACACTTGAAAACGGTACTGTACTTGTTGCAGAATCTTTTGAAGCAGGTAAATCAATATTCATTAAAACAGAAGAAGAAGAAATTGCACTTCCTATTGGTGAATATGAATTAGAAGATGGTAGAATTCTTGTAGTTACTGAAGAAGGTTTAATCGATAGTATTAAAGAAGCAGCTAAAGAAGAAGAAGCTGAAGAAGAAGAACTTTCTGAAGAATCAGTTACTGAAGAAGTAGAAACTGAATTAGAAGAAGAAGAAGAAATGAAATATGTTACTAAAGAAGAATTTTCTCTGGCTATGAATGAGCTTAAAGAAATGATTGAAGAAATGGGTAACAAAAAAGAAAAAGAAGAATTAACAAAAGAAGCAGAACAAGTTGAAATGTCTGCTGAACCAATAAAACACAATCCTGAAGAAAAGAAACAAAAAACAAACTTCAAAATTAGTGGAAGTAGAACTACAACTACTATGGATAGAGTTTATGGTAAAATTTTTAATAATAATTAAATAAAATAAAATGGCAACAACAACAAGTATAACAAGTACGTATGCAGGAGAATTTGCAGGCAAATATATTGCTGCTGCGTTACTTTCTGGTTCTACTATCGAAAATGGTGGAATTGAAGTAAAACCAAATGTAAAATATAAAAGCGTAATTAAAAAAGCTGCAACAGATGCAAACATTATTAAAGATGCAACTTGCGATTTTACATCAACAGGAACAGTAACACTTACTGAAAGAATATTACAACCTGAAGAGTTCCAAGTAAATTTAGAATTTTGTAAACAAGATTTTAGAGATGATTGGGAAGCAGTACAAATGGGATATTCTGCATTTGATGATATGCCTCCACAATTTTCTGATTTCATTATTGGCCACGTTGCTGGTTTAGTAGCTGAAAAAACAGAACAAAACATTTGGGAAGGTGTTAACGCAAACGCAGGTGAACACGATGGTTTAGTTACATTGGCTTTAGCTGATGCAAGCGTTATTGATGTAGCTGGACACGCTGCTGTAACTGCTTCGAATGTAATTGATAAATTAGGTTCTATTGTAGATGCTATTCCTTCAGCAGTTTACGGTAAAGAAGATTTATATCTATATGTTTCTTCTAACATTGCAAGAGCTTATGTTAGAGCTTTAGGTGGATTTGGTTCTGCTGGTTTAGGAGCAAATGGTGTTAACGCACAAGGCACTCAATGGTGGAATAATGGTTCATTATCTTTTGATGGTGTAAAAATATTTGTTGCACAAGGTATGGCAGATGATACTGCAATGGCTGCGCAAAAAAGTAACCTATATTTCGGTACTGGTTTATTAAGCGACCACAACGAAGTTAAACTTTTAGATATGTCAGACCTTGACGGCTCACAAAACGTTAGAGTTGTTATGAGATATACGGCTGGTGTACAATATGGAATTAGTTCTGATATCGTACTTTACCACGCTTAAGAAGATTAATTAATAATGAGGGCTTGAAATAGCCCTCTATTTAAAACATATAAATTATGGCGTGCGATTTAACAAAAGGTAGAGCATTAAACTGTAAAGACCAAATTGGTGGGATTGTAAGAGCTTGGTTTGTAGATTTCGGAGATTTAGGAACTGTTACACAAACAGATGATGAAATTACAGATTTAAGCGGTACATTTACTTGCTACCAATATGATTTAAAAGGTACAAACAGTTTAGAACAAGCTGTCACCTCATCAAGAGAAAATGGAACTACATTTTTTGAACAAACATTAACTTTAACTTTACCAAAATTATCTAAAGAAGATAATAAGGAATTGAAACTAATGGCTTACGGAAGGCCTCATATTGCTATTGAAGATAGAAACGGAAATTTTATGCTTTGTGGTTTAGAACACGGATGCGAAGTAACTGGAGGTTCAATTGCGACTGGAACTGCATTTGCTGATATGAGTGGTTACTCTTTAACTTTGGCTGCTTCTGAATTGAAGCCTGCTAACTTTATAAGTGGTGGAACTGCTGCAAATCCATTTGCTGGAATGAGTTCTGCAACTGTAACTGTAACCGTAGGTACTAATAGTTAAAAAATACTCAATTAATAGTTGTGTAATTCATAATATAGTTGGTTTGAGGGGAGGAAGTAGTTAGCCTCCCTTTTTTTATTTTAAGATAATGCAGATATTAACGAAAAGCGGAACAAGAGTAATTAATTTTATACCAAGAGAAACAATCGATGGTACTAAAACTTATAAGCTTGTAATTAAATCTGAAGCACAAAATAAAATTATTTTAACTGATGATAGAGCAAGATTTGACGAATTAGATTATTTTTATACATATTCAACAACACAAGCTTTGGAAGAAAACAATTACTATACAATAACAATTACAAATACTACTGATAATATTATTATATTTAAAGATAAAATGTATTGTAGCAATCAAACTTTAAGCGATTACGAAATAAGTAATGGTGTTTATATAGAGCAAAGCACAGGAGATAACCAATTTATATATTATAATGGATAATTTACATTTAATACAATTAAGCGAGTATGAGCGACCAACTATCACAGAAGAGCGCAATAGAAACTGGGTAGGCATAGGAGATAACAACGATTACTATCAAAGTTTAATTGATGCTTATATGGATAGCACAACAAACAATGCAGTTATTAATGGTATTGTTAATCTTATTTATGGCAAAGGAATTGATGCAACAGATTCTAATAAAAAGCCAGAGCAATACGCTCAAATGAAAAGTTTATTAAAACCAAAAGATTTAAGATGCGTTTGTCAAGATTTAAAAATATTAGGTGAAGCATCTTTTCAAATAACTTATAATAAAAATAAAATTTCAGCAATTACACATTTTCCAAGAGAAACTTTAAGAGCTGAAAAAATGGATGAAAAGGGTAACATTAACAATTATTACTATGCGCCTGATTGGTCGAAAGTTACAAAAAACACAAAGCTAACAAAGTTTCCTGTTTTTGGTAGTGGGGCACAAAATGAAATATATATTGTAAAAAGAAGCTTAACTGGTTTTTATTACTATTCACCTGCTGACTATCAAACAAGCTATGCAGTTTTAGAAAAAGAGATTGCAGACTATTTAATTAACGACACTGTCAATGGTTTTAGTGGAACTAAAGTAGTGAATTTTAATAATGGTGTTCCTGATAGAGAAAAACAATTACAGATAAAAACTGA